GAAGATCCATCAATTGATCCATTGTGGGAAAGCCTTTAGCTATATGCTCAATAGTAATATTCATTTTTCTCAACATCTTATCGATATTACCATCTGTATCAGCAAGTGATTTTAGATAAAGGTTAACAACTTCATCATTTGATTTAAATCCACCAGCCATAAAAGCAAAAGAATGCATTCTTCTACAAAAATCATAAATTCGAGGATTAGTTCCCATCGAGTCCCAAGCTAAGCCTATAGAGGCAACAGCTATATCAACTAAATTGACTCTTTCTGAGTTACCCCATATCATTTTCAACCATGAATCATCCCATAATTTATATGGTAAAATATCAGGCAAGTTTTTTGGCCAACTAGCAGGTCTTTTGATCAAATACCTTTTTAAAAAAACAACACCCTTAACTTTAGCATTACCATCTTCAGACGGTATGGTCAATAAAGGTACAAAATCGCGAACATCGCGAGCTACAAAACCCCAGTCTCCTTGAATAAAAGCAACAAACAAGTGTATATTAAAGATATCATAAACTGATTCATGAGTAACAAAAACACTATCATCTCCATAAATTGCTATAATAAGATAATACAAGAAAACAAGATCGTAAAGCTGCTGAGCCTTAGAAGGATGAAGAGCCATCTGCTTGGCCAAAAAACAAAACCACAAAAAAGTAAAGATCCACGAATTTCCATGAGAGGTTTCAAAAGCACCACTAGGCATAGTTCCAATTATAATTCTCCATATTCTACCAAAAAGCAAAGTATTTTTAACTGTTAAATTTGCAATATTAACTTTTAAAAAAGCCAAAAAAAGATCAAGATCAGGAGACTCATCGCTGACATAATAACGTGAATGAGCACAATAAACTTCAAGCAAAAAACGATGGACTCTTGTATCATACCCATCGATATCTAAATCACCTAAAATTATACCTTTCATAAACTCACATGTTATATCGCTAGCAAATTGCATAGCACCACCATGAGCCCATTTCATTCCAACTTTAATAAAACGTCCTCTCTCAAATTTTTGCCTATCAACATGGACAATATAAGCAACCAACATAACTGTCAAAAAAAGTATGAAATACTCACGACACTTCATAGTTTTGCTATAATACTCTTCAGCTGTCTTACAACCAAAAGCAGAAAATCGCTCAACCTTAGCAACTATAGTG